TCGTTTTATCTTAAATGCTTCTACACCAAAGTTTTCTGGAAACTGAAATGATTTTATATGACAATCTTTTTTATATTTTTCAACATTTTCCATAAACAAGTTGCCAAGAATATCCAAATCTTCTCTAAATGGAGTATCAGGAGAATTCATTAAATTCATCATAGTCAAAGTTTTGCCTTGACTATTATTTTGAAGTTCCTGCATTTCTGGATGAGCTTCAAATTTGTCTACAAAATATTGACACTTCTCATCCGTCATTACATCATTATAAATTCTAACTAAATTATCCATTATTTTTTCTTTACTGTAAAATCAATACCCAATCGCTTTTCATGCGTAGTAATTTCAGAAGCGCAATGTTGAACTCTTGGGTCAAACACAACAAAATGAGTGGGCACCATAGGAATTGCTTCATCACCATGTAGAAATAATCCACCATCTTTGGAATTCCAATTACTGTTTAACAACCCAACAATCTTGATGTAATCCGTATCATGTTCATGGTCGATATGTCTATTATCTAAGCGATGTTTGTCCTTCATACTTATACCACAATAAGAAACCTCTGGATAAAACAAATCACTTCTCTTATCATAAATCTGAATAAGAAGACCCATTGCCATTCCAGCTAATATTTCATCTATTGGCTCATTTTCAATAATATCAAGTTTTAGATGTTTATCTTCAAATGACATACCAATCGGATATTTGAGATTCCAATTACTACTATTCATCGCAGCAAATTTTAACATATCTAGATATGATGTAGAACAACAATCCTCAATCACTTGTAGCATATCTAAATTCTTTCATTGCAGCAGTTTCTAATTTTTGCATAATTTCATCAGTAAAATAATCTTTTGGATTGTTCAAAATAGTTTTACCAAATTGTTTGGAACCGTCAGGCAATTCAATTCGTGTAGATACCTTCTTGAAAATTCCATGTTTCTCTGCAAGCTCTAACAATCCATAATGTCGATCTAATCCCTTATCATAAGTCAACCGAACATCAACTACCTTATTCTCTACAGTCAAACGAGATTTATGATTCTTGCAATGAATAATATTACCAACAACTTCTGTGCCGTCTTTCTCTTTCCTTTTAGATAGATAGATGATGGACGATGCAGCATATTTCAAACCAGAGCCCCCACCCATTTCTTTTTGGGGAAACATGGAACCGATAACATCATAGGTATGATTGGTGACAACCATAGGAACTTTGGCACGACCTAGTTTCAAAGTCAATACACGAAATGCAGCTTTGAGAACTTGGGCCCTTGTCATATCTCTTGTCTCTTTACCATCTGATGTATCTTCTACTTCCTTGGTAGTAGATAGCATACCAAGTGAATCAAGACACAAAAATAAAGGTTTTTTGTCTGATTCATTTTGTAAAAGATATGAATCCAGAACCTTTAGAGCTTGTGTACGAAATTCCTGTACGGTTGTCACAGGCATAATGACCATACGATTAGGGTCTATACCCCTGTCCACCACCATCTGCTTTGTGATTGCAGATTCACTTTCAAAGTAAATTACACCAGCGTTGGGGTCTTTGTCAAGAAAGTTTTTAACAATGCCCATTAGAAAATAGGTCTTGCCTGTCGCAGATTCGCCGGCGAGGACCGTGATTTTATTAGCAGCTAGTCCACCGTAAAGCGAACCAGATAATAGTCCGTTAAAAATGTAAGAACCAGTATCAATAAACGAATCTACATCACCGGCTTCTACACCGTCAACTACCAAGGATGCATATTCATTTCCCACATCCTTGATTACATTCTTTAAAAAATCAGTCATATATTATATATCTCCTTATTTTATTGCAATAGCGCCAAGGAATAAAAAGTTCTGCCAGAAAACTTGTACACTCTTAAATCCAGCTCCCATCAACATGTCTTCAATCTCTTTCCATGTATTAGGTTTTAACATATGCCTAAGAGTTTGTTCCTTACTCATAATATCATCATAATTAAATTTCTGGCCTTTGAAGTCATAGTAATTAAAAGTTAAGATATCTTGAATAAATGCATTTTCTGTATATATTTTTTCTGCAAATATATAAGCACCACCAATATTTAAACCATCGTAAATTTTTTCAATTACAGCCTTACGATCTTTCTTAGGCATAAATTGTAAAGTAAAAATTGATGTTACAAGAGAACAATTATCGAACTCGTAATCTCTAACATCTCCTTTATGAAACTCAACTTGAGCCCAAGGTTCTTTCTTGTTTAATTTCTCTAATCGTTCATCTAAATTACCAAAAAATCCTTCAGCTATTTCAACACCAACATATGTAGCATTATTACAATGATCCTTATTATGTAACAACATTCCCTCTGTTGTCTTACCTGTAGAACAACCAAGATCAACTACATTTGTATTTTCTTCTACAAAATATCTTGAGAAATTTATAATATCTCCAAGTAAATTGCTATACCCACGAATTGACCAATCAATGTGTTCATCAAATCCTTCTTGCCGATGTGCAAATGTAAAATCAGCCATTATATTTCTCCAATACCTTTTCATAAATTGATGTTGCAACTTTTTCCATCATTATCGCTGGCACCATGCGCCCCAGCCTTTCTGCCTTTTGATTCCATTTACCTGTCAACTTGAAATCATCAGGTAAGCTCATTATACGCTTTAATTCACCTAAAGTCAACTTCCTTGGTTCAATCCAGTGAAATGCACCAGCAGTTGTATCGGCCGAGCCCATGGCCGTGATAGTGGGACTTGGTGTATATTGCGATAATCTTTTAAGATTAAAATGATGTCCTTTAGGATGATAATCTCCACCAGTAAGAACTTTATCTGGATCAATAGGCATCTTACTACCCGTCTGTTTCCAATATGCAGTGTTGGTAAATTTATCGGTCAAATACTTTATCTCTTCTGGATCATATTCCAAACCAACCATAACATCCTTAACAGGAATAACTTCTTTATCTGGTTCTGGAAATATTTGGGAGATGTTCATGAAATTATATCCAGTTTTCTTTGCAACATCTTCACGAACACCAATAAATATAACCCTAGTCCTTGTTTGAGATACACCATAATATCTACTATCCAACACCTTAGCGCAAACCTCATAACCAATGTTTTCAAATTCATTAAGTATCTTATTAAAATACTCCTTGGCCTCACCGATAGTCAACCCCTTGACATTCTCTGCCACGATCACCTTGGGTTTAATCTCTTTCGCAACTCGTAAAAACTCAAAGAACAAGTCTTCAATATTCTCTACAATCTTACCATCAGAATAATTTTTAGTTTGGCCCCAACCATCAGAGTGCTTGCCTGACACTTTCTCTATTGTTACATTACCCCATAAATCTACATGTTCTTCTTCATGTACATTGTGGGACAATTTACCAGCCACAGAAAAAGCAGAACAGGGTGGTGAACCATCTAGTATATCAATCTCACCAACACCAACACCAGCGGCATCCAGAAAATCTTTTCCTGTTAACTCCTTGATGTCGCCAGGAAGAATAACCGTGTCTGGATAATTCTCTGCATATGTCTTTTGTGCTTCTTCTACAAATTCGTTGATAACAAGAACCTTACCACCAGCTAGACGATACCCTGTTGAACTTCCACCACCGCCGGCGAAGGTCGATATGACTTTAAACTTCTCTTGTGCAGCTGCATCATATACATCTTGTAATTTATACGGGGAGTACACCATTGCTCCAATCTCTGCTTACATCCATCATTCTTTTTCGACCCTTAAAATTAATCTCATCATTATTTAGCAATGTTTCAAATAGCTTATCTACGCCAGATGCAAGATGTAAATTTATATGAGTCTCTATTCTACCAAACTTTTTGAATTCTGTAAAGTCCCTTCTTACAATACTTTTCTGTTTTGGTGTATTTAATTCTCTATAAGTTTTACTCATTAGATAATCACGAACCTTCTCATCAAGGTATGGTGTAATATGTTTCTTGTTATGTTCAACAACCAATTTATTGTGCCAATCTAATCCAGCACATTGTCCTTCTGCAAAATAAGCTTCTCTAAACTGATTGAAATTTAATCTTTTCTGGTTATGTTCTTTACAATAAGTTACATAATTTCTACCTTTCTGCATTGAACTATAACGCATCATTGCCTTCTTACTTACACCGAAATATCCATCAGCACCCCAACCAGTTACAACATAAGTTTCTTCTATTTCTGGATATACATACAAAAATGGAAATACCGTTTCAAAATGGGTCTTTTTTCTACAACCCAATTCTACAAGTCTGTGCCAATCGGGAATTAGATTTTCTTTAGGAACTACGACTGGCGTAAATTCCCATTTCATCTTATATGAAACTTCTGCGGCCTTAGCAAAATCATATGACGTTTGATTTCCTAGTTGAAAACTGTACGCATGAACTTTCTTACCAGCATATTGTGCAGCAAGACCTACGGATATAGAATCAACGCCGCCGGATAGCAAAACGGCAACTTTACTATCCGGCACGTTGTTTTTAATATGATCTATTAAAAGATTTTTAATCATACATTATGCAGCAATACCTAATGCTGCTTCGATACCACTATAATCATCATCTTCTTTAGGAGCTCCATCTGCCACATATTGTGTAACATCCATTAGAATATGATTCTTATAGTTTTGTGGTTGATCTCCCCGCTTAAGATTAGGACACACCCCAATAATATTGTATGGTCGAGTAGCCGGGGTAGTTAATGACAAGGGCCCACCTGCCAAATCATTATTCACTACTGCATAGGTTTGTGTATACATTTTAGCGAGTTCTGAAATAAAACCTTCAACAACAGCTGAACATTTTTCTGGTGAATATGCATCAGTATAAAGGATAACTGGTGGCATTTTACCAGCATTAGGCAGAACATGATCACTCCAAAAACGAGAAGGTTGTGAACTTGTTCCAGCCTTATATAAAATAACCTTTGTTAAATCTATGTTTGGAATAAAATTAATCCAACTAAACCAATCATCACGACTCAAAACTAGTGTTAAATTATCTTTACTAACACTTCTTTCGAGAATCATATTAACAATTCGGGTCCACTGACCATTTTCATTACCAAACCGATCTCCAATATTCGTATCATTGACTAACCAATCCATGATTTCATCTGCATCTCGCTTCAGTTCTCCAGCATCAATTGCAGCGACACCACCAGCAACAAAATCTTCTGTTACAGAACGAGTCATAGGTTTTTGAACATTAGCTCGAAGACCTTCTGTTACCTTATCCTTTACAGGAGTATCAGTTTCTTCAAAATTAAAAAGTGCAGCTGGAATCCACTGCTGGGCTTTCTTAATTGCGGCAATGACCCTTGTTCGGCCATTTCGCATATCACCGTCAGTTCCCAAAGCAGGGGGAAATGAACCTTGATCCCAGCCATTTACTTCATAATCATAAGCCATTTCATCAGAATCTTCACCTTTATTCTGTTCGGCCTTAACACCCGTATTATCTAGTCGTGGGTCATCAATCTTCCAATCACCAATAAACAACCAATACCACTTCACAAAAGTTCCCTTCTTGAATATGGTTTCACGAATACCTCCCTCTGGAAATATCGGATCGTATTTTGAAATATCTACAGGCTCTCCCATAAATGTTTTACTAATAATAGACATCTTGTAACTCCTTATTCGGCCTTCGGCCTGTTAAGTGCAATCTTTACCCAGTTTAAGGCCAGTGGCCACGCCAGATAGTTCATGCGTTTATACTCATCATTGAGTATTCATGTATAATATACGGCTTTCATACAAAAGGCAAGTACTTTTTTAAAAAAACTCCTCTAAAGTACCTTGTGTTCCATAACTGTCATCAATTTTCCAAAGCATCTTCTCAGTTATATTCCTTAATGGTTCCACAAACGATTTAGTATATTGTTCATCATAGTCTATCCTATCCATAATGTCAAGTTCCTTTGGAAAAGAAGTTAAAAAAGAAAATGAACTTGAGGTATAAATGTTAGGTTGCTTCATGTGCAGAAACTTTATCTTATCGCCTTCCTGTATAATAGGATATTTGTTTGACAGCTTATGTTTCTTCACCAAATGATTATATAGAATAGCCCCCTTGCAATGAATGGGAGCTCCCTTTGCAAACATACCATTGGACGATGAAAACTTTTTAAGCCCATTCACAGAACGAGGATAAGCAATATCTTCTGGCGGCAACTTCATAAATTCATCTCTGAACTCTTGAATAAAATTATTTAATTCTTTCTCATCGCCCGTCATCATGATGTTCAATGCATCCTTAATCTTTTGTCTGCATACAGCTGGCGTAGATGACTTGACTGCTTCAATACCCATAATTTTGAGTTGAGGAGTTTTATAACGAACACCTTCAATATCCCAGGCATTCAAAATATATCTTTTCTTCGCAGTCCAAATGCCCTTGTCAGCAATCACCTCTCTTGACATTTTCATTTTTTGTTCGTATGCATTCATAGTCTTAGCAAGAGCCGTATAACTTTTGAGAATAAAAGGTTCCAACTTCTCACTTGCAATCTTGTCCAAGAAATCGGTAATTTTCTCTGGTGTTCCTCCCTCTTTAAACACCTTACTAACCAATACGTCAAAAGTGATATAAACCGAATCGGTATCAGATGCGATAACATAATCCTCATTTTTTGTCTCCAAGATTTTATTAAGGTAGATGTTAAGAGACTTTTCAATCCAACGTATAGATAACTGGCCAGAAGTTGTAATTGCAGTAGCGACCATAAGATCAAAATAGCGAAACCAGTTATTCCCAATAGCACCATACGCCGAATTGAGAGATATCTTCTTTGCCATTTGGATGTTGTTATATCTAGATATATCTTTGAGGAGCTGGGGGTCTTTAGTGTCCTCATATTGTTGCTTAGCTTCGAGCATAAGTCCTTTATATTTAACACGGTCATTGTACATAGTCTCCATTATTTCTGGCAGAAATCCACGCTTGTCTTTACGAAAGAATGCACCATTTGGAGTCATGCAATGATCAGTGGTATTTCTAATCTTACCATCAAGTATCTTATCAACCATTCCTTCTTTTATTTCACTAGGCATAAGTGTCTCAGGTGAAATATTATATTGCATGATCAAATGTGGATATAGAGAATTCAAATCAAAACTCATAACCCAGTTATGTATGCCAACTTGAGGGTCTTTTACATAAGCACCTTCAAATTTCTCTACCTTTTCTGATTTACTTTTTGGTGGAATAACAATGTTTTTTTCACGCAAATGATTATATATCAGAATATCCCAATAACGAACTGAACCAAGGACATCCACATAATTAACCTTGGCATCGTAAGCCATAGTTAAACATAATTGAATAAGTCCCATCTTATCTTCTAATCTATCAACAATTTCAACATCTTGAATATTATATTCAATGAATGACTGATAATCTTTAGTATACCATTCACGAAAAGTTTCAAAAGGATTTCCTGCTTTACGCTCACCCAATTCAACAAATGCAATATGATCTAGCCGATATGACTCCTGAGCAGAATATGTAAACTTGCGATACAAATCAAAATAATCTAATGCTGCAATACCTTGTATATCATATGTCTGATGATTACGGCCCATCTTATAAACTTCACGGGTTAGTACACCACCCCAAGGAGACAACCGTTTCAGTTCTTCTTCTCCAAACAACTTTTTGATACGATTACAAACATATGGAATATCAAAGAATTCAGAGTTCCACCCCGTAACAATATCAGGATGATATTTTTGCCAAAACACAAGAAACTCTTTTAATAGATGTACTTCACTTTCACATTTTATATATGTTACATCTTCACGGTCTGTTTCAAAATCACCAATACCCCAAACAACAATACGTTTGCTCTGATGATTTTTAATGGTGATGGATAGAAGCTCTTCTTCAGCAAGCTCTGGTGAAGGGAATCCATTTTCACATTGAACCTCAATATCAATTGTGACTACTAAAAGCTTCTCTAAATCCCAATCAACTCTACCCTTATAATTGTCAGCAATATAAGTGTAAGGATATTGGGTATTTCCATATATAAGTTCTGGTTGAGATTTATGACTTTCAACCCATGACTTAGCTTCCTTGATGGTGGGAAATGTCAAATCAGT